CTATAACACATAACGCGTGCCAGGCGGATTTTACGTAATCTACGCTTCTATACACGAAGAGTGGCCCAAAGTCAGGGCTGACAGGGATTGGGATCTGGACTGTACGCGCATACCGGTCCAGATTGTGGTCCCCCTAGATCGTACTTTTTCGTTAGTCGAACAACGGTTCCCCATTCTAGGAGAACATCTTGCTCACAAGCGACCCGGTGCCGGGCAACAGCCAGTTCGCAGCCAGAGGCAATGCGTACTTGGCGGCCGTGAAAGCCCAGTCGGGACTCTTGGAGCTGAGCAGACCCACAACATCGTCCATCGTGTTTGAGGACTTCGAGCCGGTTGACCGGGGGGCAATGATGCCCTCCGTGACGACAGGCCGCCACTCATAGACGATAGTGACGCGGAACTTCAATGAGCTGGAAGTGCCCAGACCGCGCCAGAGGACGGCGAGGGCACCATGCTGGGCGCCGAAGGCCGTGGATGAAGTGGAAAAATCGCCATCGAGGATGCCGGGGGCAAACTTAACCTCGAGTTCCGTGGAAGGCATACGATCCTCCTTCGGGAAGTAGCTCGCGATGGCGTCGCCGGTCTGCCCATTGAAGGACAGGCCGTCGGCACCGTTGAGCTGTGCGCGATTGATGACGCCAGAGCGGTTGAGTTCGGAGCCGGTGTAGATGGTGGTAATGCAAGCAGCCACCGGTCGAACATCCGCAGCGAGGCCACTGAAGAACGCCGAGCCAGGCCCGGCGTAGTTGGTGAACGTCATGGCAATCGTAGACGACGTCTGCGTGGCATACCAGCAGCTACCGTTCGGGGAAGACGTGCCCCAGGAGCCAGGCTGGACGACGAGGAGGCCCGTGTCAGTCGCGAAACTGAGATCGGACGTAACTCGCGTCAAGTACCCGGCGCCAGTGCCCATATAGACGGGTGCAGCCACGTCGGCATTGCACGGGTCATTAAGCAGGCGCGCATACGCCAGGCCCGCTTGGTCCAGCGAAGCAAACCGGCGAGGCACACGTGCCACAGCCGGCTTAACCGCCGGCCGAGGGAAGCCAGGCGCCCTAACCAGCCGCTTCCGTCCGGAAATCCGAACATTGCGCTTCTCCTTGGTCGGCGCCATTCGGTTCGTATAGAGCCGAGAAGGATTGAATTACGGTTCGTATAGAGCCGTCAAGATCGAGTTATCAGGTTTTCGCACCTGAGCGGACGATTAATATCGTCAAATGCCTGCGCAGCAGGACTTAGAAAAGGCGGGGGTCGGCGTAACCCCCCTGTATCGCGGCCTCGAGCATGTACTGCCGGTCATAAGTGATGCCGGCTCGTGAGTACACCTCGCGCGCGAGTAAGGACGGCTCGCCGGCCCGGCCGGTTAAGCCGTAGAGCCTGGCCAGGACGTTCGCGTAAGCCCAGTAAATCGGTACGCCATCGTATTTGTCGAGGACAGACTGCGCCTTCGACTTACACAATGCGTAGATCTTCCGTTGCGGCCACCCGTCGGTGCCGAACTGGGACACGATGCCAGCCTTCATCCAGCCACGTTTGTATGAGGGGACAAAGACGGCAACGCCGGTGACCAGACTTAGATAGCCTCCGACGAAGGGAATGGCCGTAGTATCAAGTGGCCCTTCACCTTCAAGCTTCAGCCGTTTGCCGAGCATAGCTCCGACCGTATCAAGGTCGACAGAGGCCCAGCGTCTGCGGTTGATAGGGCTATCTACGAAGAAGATGAGTGAGTCGTCGCCCTCGGCCCCCAGGACCCGTTCCTGACGGGGTATCCCGGCGAGCTCACAAATGTACCACATCATCAACATAGACACATACCAATTGAGAGACGAAGTGTACGAGGCGCCGGAAGCCAAGTTCACTAAGTTCC